TTTTTTACAACTATTTATTGTAGCGTAAATTAGGAGTTTACTTATGTCATCTATGTTAGAACAAGCAATTATCGACGCAACTGCCCTTAGAGAAGCAGCAATTAAGAGCGCTGAACAAGCAGTTGTAGAAAAATATTCAACCGATATTAAAGAAGCAGTTGAGAAACTTATGGAAGAAAATGATTTCGAAGAGAATAAGACTGTTGATGAGCAGATTGTAGAGGCAGATGAGAAGGGCAGAGGTTATGCTTTTGCTGAAGACACTGAACTAAGCGATCTTGAGGCACATGAGGTGGTTGACATTGATGTTAAATCTCTCTTTGAGCAAGTTCAAAAAGAACAACTTCAAGAAGAAGTTGAATTGGAAGAAGATATTTTTGAAGAAGAATACGATCTAAGTGAAATAGTTGATGAAGTTTCTGATGTCTTAGACGAAATGGGTGACACCGATGAGCAACTTGAAGACATGGTAGAACTTGAAGAAGAGTTGGAAGAGTCAATGAAGTTTGACTTTGATCCAGTTCCAGAGGGACAAACAACCGCTTTTGGTGCAACAAGGGCACAGCAGGCAGAACAAGCAATGTTAATGGACGTCATGCTCGCCGTTGAAGAAGAGAACTCTAAATTAGAAAGCAAGAACGAATCTTTGGTTAAGACCAATAAAGAATTAACTGAGTCTAACCAAAAACTAAAAGAAACCGTGCAGAATATTGCAGATAAGTTTGAAGAGATCAAACTAGTAAACAGCAAGTTGTTCTACACAAACAAAACTTTAATGGACGACTCCCTGAATGAGCGACAAAAGGGTAACCTTGTCGAGTCCATTAATAACGCTCAGACATCTGAGCAAGCGAAGATTGTCTATGAAACTCTAAAAAGCACAGTGGGCAATGCTACTACAAATAAGCAACCGGAATCATTGAGTGAGGCAGTAGGCAAGCGATCTTCAACATCTTTATTGCTAAAAGCAAGAAAAAGCGACGAAAAGCAAGTTGTTAACGAAGGTAACATCTTTGCTGATCGTATGCAAATTTTAGCAGGCATTAAACATCAAAAGGAGGATTAAACAATGTCAAATATAGTCGAAAGATTAACAGAAAACATCGTTGCTCGTGACCTCCGTCAAGAAGGCGCTGCCCTAGTTTCCAAATGGGAAAAAACAGGTCTACTTGAGGGTCTCGGTGATGATAGAACAAAGGACAACATGTCCCGTCTCTTAGAGAACCAAGCCAAGGAACTTCTACGTGAGGCTTCCACAATGGCAGCAGGTGATGTCGAAGGTTTCGCCGCCGTCGCATTCCCAATCGTCCGTCGTGTATTCGGCGGTCTACTCGCTAACGATCTCGTTAGTGTTCAACCAATGAGTCTACCAAGTGGTCTCATCTTCTTCCTAGACTTCCAGAAGGCAAATGCCCGTCTAGGTGATGACGCTGCTGATTCCGTTTACGGTGGTGGCGTTGTTGGTCAGGCAATCACAGGTGGTGTATCACTAACCGGTCGTAACGCTGAAAAGTCACTTTACAGTCTAAACAACGGTTACTCCTCACCAGTTTCCGGTGCAGTAACTGACATGAACGTCGGTCTAGAAGTTGTCGCTTCAGGTGCTATCGACTCATCAGGTCTATTCCAGTTCATGGATAACGATCCTGCTGACCAGATCACAATCGAAGAGGCAAGAAGAATTCTTCGTTACGATCCAGATCTACCATCAGGAACTGGTATCATCATCGCTGAGGGTGAGGCAACTGACTTACCACAACTCAACCGTGATGACTTGGTTGCTATTTCTTACCGTGACGAGAATGGTGCAGTCCTATCAGGTACTGCTGCTCAGTTCTCACTAACACAGGTTCGTCGTTTGACCACCTATGCTACTGCTTCAAACGGTACACCAAACAACGCTAGAATCTTCTCAGTGTTCACCACAACTGCTTCCGTTAACGTAGCAAATGATTCTACTGCTCTTCTTGACGCTGCTGCCAACATTCCAGTTGATCAGACAGTCGCAAGAGTTCAGTACGCTACTGCTGATAACTTCGCAACAGGATTGGGCGATCCCGGTTCAGTCGCTGGTACAGCAAGTTGGTTGCTAGAAGGTGACGTTGAGGGTGCTGCCCCAACATTTGGTGATGTAAGCAATGAGATCCCAGAGATCGACATCAAAGTAGATTCAGTTGCTGTAACAGCAGTAACTAAGAAACTACGTGCTAAGTGGTCACCAGAGTTAGGTCAAGACCTAAACGCTTACCACAACCTCGACGCCGAGGTAGAGTTAACTGGTATTCTTTCTGAGCAGGTCGCTCTAGAAATCGATCGTGAGATCCTAGAAGACCTCATCAAGAGAGCAACTGCCGGTACACTACACTGGTCACGTCAACCCGGTCGTTTCGTTAACCGCGAGACTGGTGCTGATTTAGAGGAAGCCAGTTCCTCAACTGGTTACCCAGAGTTTACTGGTACCGTTTCTGAGTGGTACGAGACCCTCATTGAGACAATCAATGACGTTTCTGCTCGTATCCACAGAAAGACACTTCGCGGTGGTGCTAACTTCCTAGTTTGCTCACCAGAAGTTGCCAACATCCTTGAGTTCACCGCTGGTTTCCGCGCAAGCGTCAGCGTTGATTCAAATGGTACCGCTGGTGCTGTAAACGTTGGTTCAATCTCTAAGAAGTTTGACGTATACGTCGACCCATACTTCCCACGTAACGTAGTTCTCGTTGGTCGTAAGGGTGCTAGTTTCCTAGAGAGCGGTTACGTTTACGCTCCATACGTCCCACTACAGGTCACTCCAACCATCTTTGGTACAGAGGACTTTGCACCACGTAAGGGTGTAATGACTCGCTACGCCAAGAAGATGGTTCGTCCTGACATGTACGGTCTAGTAATTTGCCATAACTTGGTTGGTTAATTGCTAATGCGTAGTTAAGGGTTGCCCCTCATCCGTTTCGACGGGTGGGGGGTTTCTCTTTAATAAAACTATTTAGATAGTAGGAGATTACGTGAATGTCAGTACCAGATTTAACACCGTTAAGTAATTCAAGCAAAGTAATTTTGCCAATTACAGGAACACCCGATAATGTAAATGCTTCAAGCAACCCATTACCATTTGGTTTTTATATGCAAGGACCAGATTCCGCAGCATTTGCTTCAGGTGCAGCAGATCAGGTTAGTTTTGTTTACAAGAAATTAGGTGGCGATGTATTAGATATTGAATTAACTCAATACAATGTTTATGCAGCATATGAAGAAGCAGTGTTGGAATATTCATACTTGGTAAACATTCACCAAGCAAAGAACTCGTTAAACAACCTACTTGGCGCTACAACCGCTTCTTTTGATGAAGACGGACAGATTGTCGCTGGTGATGCTTTAAGCGGTTCTAACATCGAAATGGCGCTTCCTAGATATACGTTTGATTACACAAGAAGAGTTGCTGAAGGTATTGCTTCTGAAGCGGGTGCTGGTGGTGGTTTAACTTACTATACAGCATCATTTGTTCCAACTGCTAGTGTGCAAGATTACGATTTACAGCAAATCGTTAGTTCATCAATTACAAATGGAACGTTGACATTAAACAGCGGCGACACAGTTGGCGATAATAAAATTATTATTAGAAACGTTTATTACAAAACACCAAGATCAATGTGGAGATTCTTTGCATATTATGGTGGTTTGAATGTTATTGGTAACTTATCAACATATGGTCAATATGCTGACGATTCAACTTTTGAAATTGTTCCAACTTGGCAGAACAAACTTCAGGCAATAATGTATGAAGATTCAATTTACACCAGAACTTCACACTATTCATACGAAGTTATTAATAATAAATTAAGATTGTTCCCAACTCCAAGCACTGTTGGTTCACCAGATAGATTTTATTTTAGATTTACTGTAAAGAAAGATTCATTTGAGGAATATCCAGATCGTAAAACTGGAACAAAGGGTGTCAATAACATGAACAACCTACCATTCCAGAATATTCCATATGCATCAATCAACTCAATTGGTAAGCAATGGATTCGTAGATTTGCTCTAGCACTTTGCAAGGAAATGCTTGGACAGATCAGAGGAAAGATGGGCAACGCCGTTCCACTTCCAGGTGGTAACATTACACTTAATGCACCTTCTTTGTTGGCAGAAGCAGCAAAAGAAATGGGTGATTTAAGAACAGAACTTAAGACAGTATTAGACGAATTAACTTATGAGAAGTTATTAACAAAAGACTCTAATATGACCAAGGCAACTGCGGAAACACTCAAACAAGTCCCAGTTCCATTATTTGTAGGGTAATAAAGAATGGCAGATGATAAATGGACAAGACCTGATGCGCCACCGCCTCCACTTTTTACGGGGCAGAAAGAGGCAGACTTTGTTAAGCAGATCAATGACGAGGTTATTGAGCGTGTTGCTGGTCAACAAATTCTTTATTTTGCTATCTCAAGAGAACACTCAAATTATCATCCACTTTACGGCGAGGCAATAGAAAAAACATACTTACCACCAGTTAGAGTGTACAGTCGTGTAAAGTGGAATGGTACAAAAACTGAGTTTACAAAGTACGGTGTTGATAGAAGACCACAAATTGTAGTCGATTTTCATAAGAGGCGCTTAACAGAGGATCAGGATCTTTATGTTCGTGTCGGTGACTTTGTTCGCTATGGCGATTTCGATTATGAGATTGTTGAATTGAGTGAACCAAAACTACTCTTTGATCAGACAGATAGAAGTTTTGAGATTAGTGCAACTTGTATTTTAGCAAGAGAAGGAAAATTTAACCCATAGGATTATTAAATGCTACCAAAGTATATTGAAGAAAATTACAAGTTTAACAATTATCGTGATGCTCTAAGAAAAGCAGAAACTCTTGGGTGTGTTGGAACACATACAGAGGATGGAAACTATTACCCATGTAAGAATGCTGATGAATTATATAAATCAGCATATTCAGTGCAGTATGATACACTAGTCCCTTCTACATTTGAAACAATTGATATGGCGCTTTACGATTGGTTGAATCAAACTATTGATTTATTCGCAACTCGTAATGATGGTTGGCGCAAAGTTCCAATCATTTGGTTAACTCAAGAGAGAGCATTTCAAATTAAAGACGATAGAGAAATGAGAGAGTTGGGTACTGAGTCTTTAAAATTTCCAATGATCTCAGTACAAAGAACAACTGTTAAAAAAACAGATCCAAAAGACTCTCCGATACCAGCAAAACTATTTGCTAATAGTGACGGAACAACATTAACAATTGCTAGGAAAGTCAAGCAATCTAAAACTAAAAACTTTGCAAATGCAACAAGTTTAAGACTTTATAAACAAAATAACTTTAAATTTAAAAATGAAAAAGTTGTTTATGAAATGGCAACAGTTCCTTTGCCAATTTATCATGATTTGAATTATGAAATAAATTTAAGAGCAGAGTATCAACAACAAATCAACGACATGATTAGACCTTTTGCAACTTTTAACAATAACATAAATCAATTCATGATTAGAGATAGTGGACACAGTTATGAGGCATTTTTAGAAACAGACTATGGTGTAACAAGTAACATAAGCAATCTTGATAGTAATGAAAAAGTATATGAAGCAAGCATTAAGATAAAAGTCATAGGATACATTATGGGTGCTGGTGAAAATCAAAAAGGTCCACAAGTTGCAAGAAAAGAAAATTTTGTTGAAGTACGTTTCCCTAGAGAACATGTTATGTTGGGCGATATCAATGAATTCTCAGATGACGGATATAGACCCTAGTCTTTGCCGTATTTCTAAACTATTTATTGTAGCATAATTGGGAGATATTTTATGAGTGCCAGAAAATTTAAGTTTATTTCACCCGGCGTTTTCCTAAACGAGATTGATAATACACAACTACCAAACGAACCAGCAGAGACTGGTCCATTGTTTGTTGGTAGAGCAAAGTATGGTCCAGCAATGAGACCTGTAACAGTTGACTCATTTGCTGAGTTTGTACAGTTATATGGTGAACCAGTTCCAGGTGGAAAGTCTGATGATGTTTGGAGAAACGGCAATGAGCAGTCTCCTATGTACGGTACTTACACTGCACAATCCTGGTTAAGAAACTCATCAACCTGCACCTACGTTAGAATGTTGGGTTCTGAGCATACTGAAGCAACCACAGCAGGAAAGGCAGGTTGGAAAATCACAGGTGTTTCCCCACTTGGACTTGATATTCCCCATGGTGGACAGTTCCCAGAGTTTACAGGCGATGCAACTGGTTCTGCTTACGGACTCTTTGTATTCCCAAACCAACTTAGTGGTTCTGAGACAGAAAGCGCTCACGGAACTGGATCATTGGTCGCAACATGGTATGTAGAGGACGGTCTTGTTGGACTAGTAGGTAAAGACACCTTTGGTTCAAACGTTAATGCTGATACCGCGCCTACTGGTATGTGTACTTTGATTGCATCAGACGATAGCGGCAAATTCACAGTTGTAATTACAGGTTCAACTGGATACGATAAAGATCGTATCATAAGTTTTTCATTGAATGAGAATAATAAAGATTATCTCAGAAATGTTTTTAACACAAACCCAGCATTAGTCAATAAGTCAATTACTAAATCATCTCAACGAGAGAGATACTGGTTGGGCGAGACTTATGCTAGAGAGTTTAGTCAAAAATTAACACGAGGTGTAGTTACAGGATCTGGTGGCGCTTCCCTGGGATCACCCAATGCAACTTACTTGGGTGCAATAATTCCCCTAGCAACCGGTTCTGATGCAAGACATAGTAACAGGCAAATACCTTTTGAGAGAGGTACAACAAGAAATAACCCAGCAACAGGTATGGTTTTTGGTCAGGACTTGGGTGGCGCTGCTGCTTCAGGTTCTTACACATATGGTAATATGACTGAGTTGTTTAAGTTCCACGCCCTAGATCATGCTGAGTGGGCACAGAACAATCTCAAGGTTTCTATTGCCAATATTAACTATTCGCAAGATCAGTTCAATAAGTTTGGTACATTTGACGTTCTAGTTCGCCGCGCTAGTGATACAGACGCAGCACCAGTTGTTTTGGAGAGATTCAGCAATTGTAACTTAGACGCAAACTCTTTAGACTATGTTGCAAGAAAAATTGGCGATCAGTTCTTACAGTTCGATCCAGTTACAAGAAGATTAAGAACAAGAGGTGAGTACCCTAACAGTTCAAAATACATTAGAATTGAAATGGATGCTGACGATTACGATTCTCAATTGTTGCCATTCGGATATTACGGTCCTTTAAAGTACAAAGATATTGAAGTGGATAGAGAGACAAACACTCAGCAGAATAACTTTGGTACTGGCATATTTGGACTAGGTGCCAAAAATATCTTCGATGGTGCTCAAGACCAATTAATTATTACAGGTTCAGGTCTCGGCGCTAGTGGATTCAAGGGACCAGGACTTAAGTTGCTTTACCCATCTCACGAATTGAGAATTTCTGGTAACCAAGATGGTTTAGCAGACCAAACTGACGCTTACTGGGGTGTTTGGACTGGTATCTCTAAGACAAGTAACAAGTTTAACCGCGATTACGCCGACTTGAATAGAAACAGATCAGACATTATCACTGCGCCACTAACTGATACCGCGTACAGTGAGTACCAATACATCTTTACTCTTGACGAAGTTGTATCTGGATCATCAGATGGTATTCTAAGTTGGGTTTCAGGTTCAAGAGTAGATGGTGATGCCATTTCTGCTCAGTCAGGATTTACCTACAAGAATGTACTTGATAAGGGTGTTGATAGATTTACAATGCCCATGTACGGTGGTTCTGATGGTCTTGACATCACAGAGAAAGACCCCTTCAGAAACACCTTGTTAGATGGTAAGACAGAAACAACCAACTATGCATACAACACTGTCAAAGAGACAATTGATATTGTTAAAGATCCTGAGTTTGTTCCATACAACTTAATCTCAGTTCCCGGCATTACTAATGAGCAGTTAACCACACACCTCATTAACACTGCCGAGGCAAGAGCAGACGCTCTAGCAGTTATCGATCTAAAGGGTGACTTCCAACCCTCACACGAAGACGATGACGGTAAGGTATACCCTAACTTAAGTGAGACAATTTCTAACTTGAAAGAGCGTCAGATTAACTCAAGTTACGGTTGCGCTTACTACCCCTTCGTTCAGATTAGAGATACTCTAGAAGGACAGTTAGTATATGTCCCAGCATCTGTTGCCGCTATCGGCGCAATGTCTTACACAGACAGAGTGAGAGCACCATGGTTTGCACCAGCAGGATTCAACCGTGGTGGTCTTTCAAGTGGTATTGTTGGTCTACCAGTTGTTAACGTAACTGAGAAACTTACATCGCAAGATAGAGACCTTCTATACGACGCCAACATTAACCCAATTGCCTCATTCCCAAATGAGGGCATTGTAATCTTTGGTCAGAAGACTCTACAGGTTACAAGAAGTGCTTTGGATAGAATTAACGTTCGTAGATTGTTGATCTTTATCAAGAAAGGTATTTCTAACATCGCTGCTGGTATCTTGTTTGAACCAAACGTTCGTGCTACATGGGCACGATTCATTGGTCAAGCAGAACCCTTCTTATCAGATGTTCAAGCAAGATTTGGTTTGGATGAGTACAAGTTGGTTCTTGATGAGACAACAACAACACCGGACTTAGTTGATAGAAACATTCTGTACGCCAAGGTTTACTTGAAACCAACCCGTGCAATTGAGTTTGTTGCTGTTGACTTCATTATTACCAACACTGGTGCATCTTTTGAGGATTAAACTAATTAATAGGAGAGTAGGAGACTAAAAATGCCAAACAAAGCAACACCAATTCCACCATGGGCATCAGTTAAGATTGAACCAAAAAGAGAGTTTAAATTTATTCTAACTTTGGGTGAAATCCCAGCATGGGTTGTCACTGATTGTGATAGACCAAACCCAAATTTTGATGGACAAGTAAACCATGAGTTTTTAGGACATCAATTTAAGTTTCCTGGTAAATTAAAGTGGTCAGATATTAACATGACACTTGTTGAACCAATTGATCCCGATGTATCTGGATTGGTGCTAGGTGCAGTTGAAAAGGCGGGTTATAACCCACCATCAACATGGACTGCCGACAATGAAGGTTGGAGAACTACCTTTTCTAAAGAAAGATTTGTAACTGGAAACTTTGGTAATATTTCAGTCAAGGTATTAGATTCTGATGGAAATGAGATTGAGACATGGACTCTATACAATTCATTTGTCAATGGTGTTTCCTACTCTAGTCTAAATTACGGTGGTAGCGCAATCAACACAGTAAAATTGACATTTTCCTATGATTATGCTACTTTGAATATTACAGAAATTAATCAAAATTAATAGTGTGACATAATTATTGTAAGATGTCAGACATAAATTATACACAAACTGTAAGATCTAGTTTACAATCTAATTTTAGATTTCTTTTGCGTATTGATAATATTCCCTTTGCTATGGTCTCTTCTGTTAGTAGACCAAAACCAAACATATCATCACCGAAAGAGTTCACACTATTAAACTGGAAATTTAAACAACCAGGGACTATTGTAACTTGGGACAATGTTACATTTAAAGTTGTTGAGAGTTTTGACAACGAAAAATTTGATTCAATATCTGGAATCCTTTTAAAAACATATAAAGAAAGAGGGTATGATAATCCAAACCAGATTGATGCTAGTAATTTAAAAGATATGAATAAAAAGTCATTAATAGATTCAATCGGAACTGTTAAAATAGAAGTGATAAATCCAGATGGAGAAGTTTACGAAACTTGGAAATTATATAATGCTTTTGTTAGCGGAATTGATTTTGATGGACTCAATTATTCAGGAGCATCTATTTTGGGAGCATCGGTAACTTTAAGTTATGACTGGGCAGATTTAACATATAGAACATCCACTGGTAGAGAAATTACATACTAAAAGAGGTAAAAATGCAAAAATTTGAACTTGAAGAACAATCTTCATTGTTGGAACACAATGGAGCAACTTTTTTTATTGATTTGCCAACAAAAGGTAAATTTTATTCAGAAGATCATCCTTTTCATAATAAAGAACAAATTGAACTTAAGATGATGACTACAAGGGAAGAAGAGATTCTAACAAACCCTTCTTATATCGAAAATAATTTAACAATTGACAAACTCCTTCAGAGTGTGTTAAACATGCCTACAATAACGACTGCGGATCTTTTTGAGGTTGATCAGTATGCAATACTGATTGGACTTAGAATCGACGCTTATGACGAAAACTACAAGGTTGTAGCAGCATGTTCTAACTGTGAGGAAGAGTATCCTTTCTCTATTGATCTCGATGAGATGCGTGAAAAGGTTAATTACAGTGATCTGGAAGAAACACCGAACAATACTTTTGTTGTAAAGTTGCCAAAGAGTAATAGAACGGTAGAATTTAAATTAGTTTTGCCTAAAGAAATATTATCTGTGCAAAAAACAACAGAAAAACTTTCAAAGATGAACGTTAAAACAAACTTCACTCAAGAATTTTTAAAGAGAATTGTTGTGTCAGTTGATGGTGATACTGACTCAGCAGAAAAAGATAAATTTTTAAGGTTTTTGCGAATCATGGACTCTAGATTTTTGATGTCTGCATATGAAAAAGGTATCCCTGAACTTGATTTATCGGTTACAAGCACCTGCCCACACTGTAATCATCAGCAGGAAGGGGGTATGCCTATCCAGGCGAACTTTTTTTTCCCTGAATTCTAGTTATATAGAAGATATATACAGCAATGTAACTGCTGCAATAACTCATACCGGATGGAGATACAAGGATCTGTTTAATTTACCGATTAAAAAAAGAAACTGGATTTTTCATTTGATTGTAAAAGTGAACCAACCGAGCGAGGAAGATGAGTAAAGATTTTATAACGCGATTTATTAATCCTGATGGTACATTTAGAACGGATGACTTTCTTAAAGCGTCCAGTAAATTAGGTGGTGATATAACGGAAGCGGTAACAAAGGCTACTGTGCTGCAAGCCGCCGCTGGTGTTTTTGAAGGTTCTCTTGCAGGGCAAAAACTATTATTTTTAGAACTAGTAGGTCAAATAGAAAAATTTCAAGTAGATGCGTTAAAGACTCTTGGTATAACTGACTTTAATAAAGAACTTGGACAATCAGTAGCATTGTTTCAAGATTTAAACAGTAATGTGAATAGGTTTGGTATTACTCAGGAAACGCTTAAAGATACTATTATTGAGACTACAAAAGCGTTTGATCAATCAGGAGAAGTTGGTAGCAAAGGAATAGAAAAACTTTCAAGAGCAATTGCAGCAAACTCTAACATAGTAGATAGATCTACATTAGTTGAATTTTCTAAAGGATTGGTTTTTCAATCAGGTCGTTCAGCAGAACAAGTTGCTGGATTATCAGATAATTTAATAAAACTTGCTGTAGATCTTCGAAGACCGCCTAGTGAAATTATTAAAATGACAACGGCGTTGGCATCAAATAATGCTACTTTTGCTACAACTAGTAAAGAAATGGATAAGATCATAATAAGATCTACTAAAATGGCGCGCGCGCTAGGTATTGGGTCTGATGCTCTTAGAGGTTATGGCGCTAGAACGTTTACAATTCAATCAAGAATACGTGAACTTGGACAACTTGGTAGACTTGCAAGAAGATTGGGATTTGATATTAATGCGAGACTTATAGGTTCGACAAAAGCAGCAGATAGAATACAGGGAGCGATTCAATTTCTATACAAATTAAATAGAGCAATGCAAACTGCGACAGAAGATCAAAAACAAGCAACTGCCGCGTACTTGGAGACAACGCAACTTGGTGCTATCGGTGGACAGGGAATCAGGGCGGCAATTATGGCAAGAAGACTTCTCAGTCCTGCTGAAATAGAGAAACTGGTCAAAGAACGTGCTGGTCGCGGTGCAAGACCAGGAGAAATAGATCGGTTAAGAAGAGGGGCAGTAACTACAGCAGATCGATTAAGAGTTCAAGCGGATCAAATACGACTTGCAGCAGCAACGAAAGCGATCTCTGAGTTGACAGGAATTACGGGAACTACACAGGAGATTGTACAAACTCTCGGAAGAGACTTGCAGGTATACATACCACAGTTTGAAAAAGCAGCAAGAGCAATTAGTGAAGGAACAGGAAAATTTGCGGGAGTGATGGTTGAATTTGTTGGTTTGGTAGTTAGACTTGTAGCAAACAGGGGACAACTAGATAGCGCAGAAGCACAGCGTTTAATAAATAGATTGACACAAATACTCCCACAAGTACAGACAAAAATGGGTATGGGTGCTGGAGGTCGCACCGCAGCGCCAGCAGCGGCACCTGCACCCCGGACTCCTTAACTTTAGTCAGTCTCTGAAATAAAAACATTTAAAGACATAATTATAGTATGGCAATATCAATAGGCAACACTTATATAAATGGTTTAATAGATGCTGCGGTCGGACCACTTGACAGTATTTTTACTTCACATGCGAGTGATCCCACATTAAAGACAGCACTTCCCGCAGAAACAGAAATAAGAAATAAGTTGAGTTTTGCCAACATTTATATTTCTTTTCCAACTAAAGGTGGCAACATACCATTTTTAAATTTTTTGCCCTCAAACATTTTAGTTTTTCCAGCGTACTTGTCTTCTTTTTCTGACAAGTTCCAAGTAGACGCTTCTGGTCAAAAGTATTATGGTAGGACTGATCCAACACCAAATTATAAAGGTGTTACAAGAAATATTTCTGTTGGACTATCAATTCCATGCTTTAACTCTAAAGATGCAAACGAGAACATGAAAAAGATTAACGCATTTGTTCAGAATCTATATCCAACATATAATTCTTTTAAAGGTGATTTGATAATGGGTTCGCCACCTCTTGTGAGAGTAAAATTTGGTAACTTAATAACAAATCAAGCAAAAGGTTATGGTGGACTTTTAGGATATATAACCAGTTTTGATTATAGTTTTGATGTTAATGATGGTTTTTATTTTTCAAATGACGGATCAAACTCAACAAATTTGTTTTTTAAATCTTATAATTTAACTTTCACTTTTACAGTTCTACACGAAGGTGTCGTTGGAAACATAAACGGAAAAGAGTCTATAAACCGTCCTTTCCCTTATCAGACAAATACAAGCAGATTCAATCCTGCACAAATTTTGGGAGGGTCTGGGGCAACCGCACCAATATCTCAAGATATAGCACAGCAATCACAACTGGGGGAGAACTAATATGACATCTAGGTATTCAAAAACTCGACCCCAAGAATTAAATGACTTGCAATATAAACAAGTTTATCCTGAGAAGTTTGAAAATTATCGAAAAAGTTATTTGTTAAAAAAAGAAACACTAAACATAAATTATCCTACATTTAATGATGTGCTTGGGTTTGATTATGAGATTCATGTTTGGGGGGTTGGTGATCGCTATTACAAACTCGCCTCTAGATATTATGGCGATCCTACATATTGGTGGGTGATCGCGTGGTTTAATAAAAAACCAACAGAAAGTCACATTGAAGTTGGAGATTTTATAAGAGTGCCCCTTCCTTTAAATCAAGTTTTAGTTACTTTGGGGTATTAAATGTCATACTTCTTTCCTTTAAATACAAAAAGCAAAGTTAAACCTGCTTCAATTTTAGAGTCTTTTCTTTATCAGATTTTATTGCCAGATATTTCAAACACAAAAAATCGCAGCAAAGCGTTCAAATTTTTAAAGAATGAAGATCGATTAGAGGAATTATTTAAAAAAAATAATGGATTAATTCAACTTAGTCCAAGTTTTGGTTGTGATTTTGAATCTAGTGTTAGAAGCGCATCAAAAGAAGGTAAAAAAGAGCACTTGGAATTTATACAAAATTTGACCCCTGAAAAGTTGGCAGTTATGTCACCATTCATAAGAATGTATATTGTTCCAAAAAAGTTTTTAAACAATCCTAAAGATTTTAAATCAAACCTTATACCAATTTCTTTTTCTAAAGAATTTGACACTGACTTTTATTTAAAAAGACAACGTGGGTTGGGCAACGCTTTGGCAACTGCAATCCCAGGGCAGGGTCAAGATACAGTATCAACAAGTCGCGGCGAAACTGCTGCGATCTTAGATCTTTCATTGTCAAGAAACTACAATACTGTTGGTGCTCAGGACTTTTACAATGTAAACGTAAAATTTTATTTTTCATCTTTTAATGTTTTTGCCTATAAACCAGCAGTTGAAAAGCAGTTTTTAACTGGTTTTGGTTATGGTGGCGATACTGTGGCAGCATTAGGTGCCTCTAATGTAAGGTATAGTAAATTAATTGAACAAAATAATAATGATTTTCAGTTGGTATTACACTATGGATACACAGTTGATAGAACTGTATCTGAGTCCATATTTCCTTTTTCAGAGAGATCTATTATTGAAAATTTTGAACAAAGATATGTTGCGATAAAACCGTACCAGAATGATATATCTTTTGACGAGTTCGGAGGCGTTACTTTAAATGTGACATACTCACCAGAAATAGATAACATTTTACTAGACACAATAAAATTTCCAACAAAAATATTTGAGAACAAAGAAGTTTTTAATATTGTTCAAAAGGATATGTCTCCTTTGGAAATAAATCTTTCAAATCAACTAGAGCAAGCACAAAAAGAATTAAAAGTTGCAAATAAAAATCAGGTTGCTAGAAAAAAACTAACAAGCAAAGTTAGAAGTTTGAAAACAAAAATCGCTGCATATCCTGCATTTAGATATGCACAGTTGTTAGGAGACCTCTTAAATAAAGAAAAAAGTGTTTATGATTTATCCGTATCAGGAAATAAATCAGGAAAAGGTATAGACTCTAAATATACTTTTAATGTAACATTGAAAGATGGTGATAAGAAAACTGAAATTTTAAGAGAAACTTATACCTTGAAAAAAATAAAAAAGCAAGTTGAAAAAATTAAACTAGAAAGAAAGGATGAAAAGGATTTATTAATTTTAAAAGATGATAAGTTCTTAGAACTCACAGTTTCAAGAATGTTGCCAAGCATGACAACAAGTTCTATAAAGTTTGTTTTTTTAAGAGATTTAATTTCAGCAGTTGTAAAAATATCGAATGTTGATAAAAATATGCCTCCCATAATTTTTGATAACTTTCCAATGATATTACCAGATGGTAAAAGATATTGGTGTAATATGGGCGATATCCCAATTAGATTTAAGAGAATCAAAGGCATACTACAAACCTTTTTAGTGCAAAGTCCTGGTGGAGATTTGCGCGATTTCTTAAAATATATTTTTTCCGTTGTTGTGCCCAACACAATTGTTGAGGAAGAGCAAAAAAAGTTCTTACCACAGTTCTCTTTCAACTATGTCAATTTTGATATTTCATCTTGGAAATCAGATAATAAAAATGGTAAAAAAGCAAAAGAACTTTTTCTTGATGGCGATAAGGGAGACTTGATTGATTTTGCTAAAGATTATTTAGATAGTTCAGATGCTGGTGCATCTAAGCATTGCATATATGTTGGAGTGAACCCTGACATTACTCAACAAGATACGTCTCTTTCTCTTGGTACCGAATTGCCAATAGACTCTGACCTTTTTAAAAATGATGACAAATTATTAAAAGCGGGCGTGGTAAAGACAATCATAGGCAACCCTAGAGGCGTTGTTCAACAAATAAACTTTTCTGGAGAAAGTTCAGAAATGTTTACCAACTTCCTTTATGCGTATAGAGGTTCAGACAAGTCCTCTTTCAACGCAAGTTCAATTTCTAACTACAACTGCACTGTGCAAATGTATGGAAATTTTGCTCTGGACTTTCCAGGTCGCTTTTATATTCCCGCTGCTTCTATCGGATATAGTCCAGATTATAAAGATGGAGAAAGGGATAGGTTGTTAGGAAATGATTTTGAAATTGGTGGAATTTATACCATACAAACAAAAACAGATACTTTAAGTTTGACAAATATGACTTATTCTTCTACAGTTAGTGGGTTTCAACATCTCAGAGAATCAGAGAGATCAAAAAGAGAAATAAAAGAAAAAGTAGATTCAAACGAAAAGCAAAAAATAATACCAACAAATAGTCCAAAAATCACAATAAGCGATTATCTTTATGAGCAGAGTGGGGAATATGAACAGATATATGTCAAGAAGTCAAGAGCACCAGTTCCATCTGCAACCCCAAGAGTAAAATCTGCTGCTGATGTGGGTGTAACACTACCTGGGTCAACTCCAGCACCAACCCCTGCACCACCACCGGGTGGATTGTTTGGTCGTCAAGCAGGTGGATTTAAACAGTTTCCAGAGGGATAGAATGCGATGAAAATTAATGTTCAAAAAATAATATCCTACACAGAACCTTCAGAAGTTAATGAAGAGAATACTAAATTAGATATTGAATCTGTAGAACCTGGGTCTGAGACTGCACCATTGTATGAATATAAAAGTGAATACAAGAAGCAAGTCAATGAACAAAATTATCCTGTTGGGGTTACCAAAAAGTTTAACCAAAAGAAACTTAATTTAAATTTCAACTTTTTTAAAACAAAAGAAGCAGCAATTAAATATCTGGATGGACTTGATGAATATGCTGGATATAAAATTATTTATGTCAAAGGTCCTATGCCAATTGACGCCAGCAACCCTGATAGCACTAAAGTTTGGAAATTTAAAATTGAATATCCAATTAACCCACCATTAAATCTATACAATGGGATAGACCTTCTTTATAAAGATCTTTTTTATGGAAAATTAAATAACAAAAACAATGTTATAAAATTTAAAAATGATGAAAAATTATTAAAGCAGTTTAATGGGACATCTTTCAAGGCAATAAACTTTGTTCATGACGCTGCCGTAGAACTTTTAAAGCAGTATAACCAACAAAGAAAAACTCATCCAAAAAGTATATTAAACAATATACAAATAACTAAAGCATATACAAAAAGTATAGATTATAAGAATTATTTAAAAATATTAAATGAACAGTTTTTCAATGAAGTTTTAAATCCAATTAAAAATACAAAAAAGATTTCAAATTTTGATAATTTTTTACTTTTATTTCACCAATGGATGAAAACAAAGGGAGGACCTGTAACAGAGTCTTCCTTTTATAAAAGTTTTTATAACAACATTTATGCTACTGGATTAGCATTTGATGTTTATGAAATTACTAGCGAAGAGGAAAAAGAACAGATATTAAATGATCCAAGATATTCAACTTTATATTATCTTGCAAAAATGAATGGGTTTAGAATTGATCCAAACTATCCAACGAGACTCGTAGCAGATATAAAATCAGAAAAGATGTTGGACTTATATGCAAAAAAATATTTTGAAGAACAAGATATAGAAAAAATACCACCTTTAATATATAAAAATTATTTTGACTTGGTTGAATTCTCTTTTTCCTCTAAAGATTCAATTTCTTTATTCTTATTAAATTTAATAAACTTTTACAATAACTTTGTTGACAAATATTTGTACTCGATAGATTTTACAGCATCTGCTGATATAAGTCAAAACTATAAAAAGAAGTTTGCAACCAATAAAGTATTAAGAAGAAAATTTGATGCCAACGATTTGGTGGTTGAAAGGGTTGATGGTAATTTTACTTTAAATAAAAAATATTTGAAGACTTATGTTGATTTTAGATTATATGAAGAATCAATAAATTTACCACAAAAACAATATGAACATTTAATTGATAAAATGATGACTTTGATAAGTGTGTTTGATTCAAAAAGTTTTATAAGCACAACTAATTTTTCTGAGAAACTTTTAACTTCAGTGCAGGCAATAAATTATTTAGAGAATTTTATTAATAGTAAAAAGAATCCAGACTCTGACAAGGTTGATTTTGCTTATGTTTTTGGTTTAGCGAAAGAAAAACTCTTGACATCTGGTGAGGACTTTAGTAATCTTGTACAGCAAGACGAAGAAGGGAACATATTCTCTGTTTCGCCGGTTGATATTAGCACAGACTTTTCTTAAGGACTAAATGTTTTTCTCAAAAATTGATTCAAAAAATAACTGCAAGAGCATCTATGCAGATGATAAAGTATTCTCAGATTATGACGAGGATATGAAGTATACTTGGACTTATCAAGAAGATCTACCACAGGACGTTAAGTTTGTAAAACTGTTCTGCGGTGGTAAAGATTACTTGGAACTGCTCCCAAAGCGTGATGCAGATGAATACAAATCACTTGAGAACAAGATTAAGAACACTCTCAAGTCATACAGTGTGTGTGGGTATGACCCTCGTGGATATTGTTTGGATGAGTTGGTGGGCAAGACCTTCATTGAAGATTTTTTCAATCTCAAGAATAAAGCGATGGAACTTGCAGTAAAGAACTTCCCAGAACCAAAGAATTATGCTCAGTTGGAAAAGATTGAGCGTTTAGTTCATTCTATTTCAAAACGTCAGTTGAACTTAGACCTTACCAACGTTTATACGGCAGCGAACGACAACCGTATCAAGAAGATCATCAAGAGGTACTCAAGTAGTCCCGCCTTTATCCACTACAACACCTTCGGGACCGTTACGGGGCGGTTATCTACTACCCCCTCTTCATTTCCCATCCTTACCTTAAACAAAGAATATCGCACTATGATTACACCAAATAATGGTGTTTTTGTCGAGTTCGATTATAATGCCTTTGAATTACGTGTTCTAACCGCCCTGCTTGGGCGTGAGCAACCGAAAGGGGATATCCACGACTGGAACATCAAGAATATCTTTAAGGACGGTACAAGTCGTTCTGAGGCGAAACAGAGGATTTTTGCTTGGTTATATAATCCCAACTCCAACGACAAACTTTTATCTGAGAAGTACGACCGGGAGGGTCTGTTGAAAAAATATTTTTCTGATGGTAAGATTGTGACCGACTTTGACCGTGAGATTGAGGCAGATGATTATCATGCACTTAACTATCTAATCCAAAGTACGGCATCTGACTTGTTTTTGGAGCAGGTATATAAGGTATTCAAAATTTTAGAAGACAATAACGCTAAATCTTATGTATCGATGCTTATTCATGATAGTATGATCTTAGATTTTGATAGAATGGATTACAAATTGCTGAATCAAATCAAGGATGCTTTCAAGCAGACAAGATATGGTGACTTCAAACTAAATATTCAGGTCGGAAGGACATTAGGAGATCTAAGCGCAGAATGGAAGTAATTGGTATTGGCAATGCAGGTCGTGAGATTTGTAAAATATTTGAGCAAAAAGGGTATAAAACATACTCTATTGATAATCACAGCGATGCTTTTGTAAAGTTTCCTAAAGTAAAGACGATTGAGGAGGCAGAAAAGGTTGAAATTGACCTTTCAGAGTTAAAAAATAATATAAAATCGGACCATATTCTGTGTGTAATGGCAGGATCTGGTCTTATAACAGGTGCTTGCCTTAGAATTTTAGAGAATTTCAGAGATAAGAAGATTGATTTTCTTTATATTCAACCTGACACATCATTTATGAACAATAATGGCAAGACAAGAGAGCGAGTTGTAAGGAATATTCTACAAGAGTTTGCCCGTTCAGGGTTATTCAACAAAATGTGGATGGTTTCCAACAAAAGTATTGCTAACCTCTCGTCAGATATATCGATTGGCAACTATTTTGAGAAGGTCAACGAGAAAGTAGTTGACATGTGGCACCTGATGGAGTATTATAGTCAGGCAACTGCGTTGATGGGGAACTTGGAAGAACCACAAGAGCAGAATAGGATAGCAACTTTTGGTCTGTATAGTTTGAACGACGAAACAGAGCAGAAGTTCTATGAACTGGAAGGAGTGAGAGAAAAACACTTTTACTTTACTTTTAGTGAAGAAACATTGAAAGAAACAGGCAATGTTTTAGAATTAGTATCTCGTAAATTGGAAAAAGCGCAAGAAAATGAATTTCAGGAAGTATCTTACGGATTTTTCCCATCGGGATATACTGTTGACAAAGTGTACATAATGTACTATACTAATCATATACAAAGCGAGGCAGGAAAATCACCTGTCTTATAAAAAGGAGAAAATAATATGGCTATTGATTTGAGTAAAATGCGTGCGAAACTTGCTGCTTCAGAGGGCAAGGGCGGTGGTTCTAGTAAGAACCTTTTCTGGAAACCAACTGATGGCGAGAGTGTCATTCGTATTGTTCCAGATGCAGACGGAGACCCCTTCAAGGAGTATTGGTTCCATTATAATGTTGCTAATGCCCCAGGTTTCCTATCACCTAAGAAGAATTTTGGTGAGGAGGATGTGCTAGATAAGTATGTTCGCAAGTTGTTCAACGATGGTACAGAGGAGAGTCGCGAGGAAGCGAAGAAGTTGATGGCAAAGCAGCGTTTCTTTTCCCCTGTAATTGTTCGTGGCGAAGAGGAGAAGGGTGTTCGTCTTTGGGGTTACTCCAAGACTGTTTACCAGAAGTTGCTACAGTTGGTTCTAAACCCAGAGTACGGTGATATCACTGATCCAGAGGAGGGTACTGACCTAACTATTAATTACGGTAAGAAGGCAGGACAGATGTTCCCAAGCACTGACATCTTCCCAGCACGTCGCACCTCACCTCTACACAGTGATCGCAACATCGCTAAGGATCTTGTTGATACTGACATCGATTATGATAATGTCTTTAGCAAGAAGACCCCAGATGAGGTTCAGCAGTTGTTGGAGCAGCACCTATCAGGTGATACCGATGACAGCACTGGTACTGTTCAGTATGCACAGACCACCGATGATGCAGCAGACCAAGCATTTAAGTCCTTGCTTTCTGCGTAAGATAGTGCTATAATGGGCGAGGGGGCAAGTCCCCCTCGCCTTATTCTATGGAGACAAAATGGCAAAAACAAAAAGCGGCAAGTTGTCTATTGCCGATATGAAAAAGTTGATAAACAAGAAAGCAGGCGTTGACGTTGCTTTTTCTTTATCAGATGATAACCCAACAGAGGTAAACCAGTTTATCCCGACTGGTTGTAGATGGCTTGATGGTATTATCAAGCGTGGTGATTGGGGTGGTATTCCTGTAGGTAAGGTTAGTGAGATTGCTGGTTTAGAAGCAACTGGTAAATCTTATATGGCAGCACAGATTGCAGGCAATGCTCAAAGAATGGGAATTGATGTTGTTTATTTCGATTCAGAGAACTCTATTGATCCTGGTTTCTTGGAGAATGCTGGGTGTGATATTGAAAGATTGCTTTATGTTCAGGCAAGTTCAGTAGAGTTTGTATTGGAAACTATTGAGAGTTTATTGGCAAACAACGATAGTCAGATGCTTTTCATCTGGGATAGTATGGCACTTACACCATCTGTTTCTGATATTGAGTCGGACTTCAACCCACTCTCTACGATGGCGGTAAAACCTCGTATTCTTTCTAAGGGTATGTCTAAGTTGATTCAGCCGATTGCAAATACAAAGTCAACTTTGCTTATTCTAAATCAGTTGAAGACCAACATTACAAGGAATACAGCAGAGGCGTTGACAACCCCTTACTTTACCCCAGGTGGTAAAGCACTTGCTTATTCCTACTCTTTGCGCATCTGGTTGACAGCACGCAAGGGTAAGTCATCTTTCATCTTTGATGATAAGGGATTTAGAATTGGTACAGAGGTTAAGGCAAAGATTGAGAAATCCCGCTTTGGAACTCAAGGACGTAACTGCGCTTTCAAGATTTTGTGGGCAGGTGAGCAAGTCAAGATCATGGACAAGGAAAGTTGGTTTGAGGCAATCAAGTCATCTGATAAATTAACAAATGCAGGTGCTTGGTTTACTCTACACCATGATGATGGAACACAAGATAAGTTCCAATCAAAGCAGTG